TCATTTTACAAATGATGTATTAGATTTATTTAAAGATTTTGACATAGTCATGATTCCCGGTAATCACGATGCTTATTATAAAGATAATTCTACTGTACACTCATTATCAATATTAAACAACAGAAAAAACATTACAATTATCGACAAACCAACCATACAAACAATTTGTAATAAAAAGGTTGGCTTTTGTCCGTGGGGAACCCCTATTAAAAAAATACCAGCCTGTGACCTATTAATAGGACATCTCGAAGTTCAAAACTTTAATTTTAATAGCTTTAAAATTTGTGAGTTTGGATTCGAATCTTGTGATCTACTCTTAAAGTCTAAACTTATTTTTTCCGGTCATTTTCACAAAAGACAACGACGAAAGTATTCAAACGGAGAAATAATTTACGCAGGTAATCCATTTCAAATGGATTTTCACGATATCGGAGATCAAAAAGGATATTATATATTGGATCTTAGTGGTAAAGATGTAAAGTATGAATTTTTCGAAAATAATGTATCTCCAATACACGTAAAGGTTAATTTAAGTGAACTTCAAAAGCTAAAAGACATAGCAAAAGATAAAGGATGGTCGAATCTCGCTATAAAAATCGTTATAGATAAGGATATTAAAACAAATCTACTTGATAAAATAATTGCATCTATAACTTTTGAATCTCCATTCTCTCTAACGACAGACTATTTACATAAATTTAACATAGGAGATAATATTGAACTAACAAACGAACTTGGTGATTTAAATATAAAACAATGTATTATAGAATACATTGACTCTTTAGATATAGATAATAAAGACAAGGTAATAATGAAAACAGTACAATTATATAATCAGTTTACATGAAATACGTAAATTTTAAATGTGTAAAAATTTGTAATTTTCTTTCTATTGGGAAAAAACCGATCGAAATTAATTTTCGTACCGGTTTAAATATTATTACCGGTATAAACAGAGATAAAGAAGATAGAAGAAACGGTGTCGGTAAGTCTACAATAGCTGATGCTATACATTTTGCTATATTTGGAGAAACAATAAGAGAACTATCAAAAGAGTTTATCGTAAATTATATAAATAAAAAAAATACATATGTTGATTTAGATTTTTCAATAAACGAAAACAATAAAATTAAAAACTATAGAATAGTACGTAAATTAAAACCAACAAAGTGTTATTTATTTGTTGATGATATTGATGTTACTGAGAGTACTATTCCTAATACAAACAAAAAAATAAAATTAATACTTAACAGTTCTCCAGAAGTCTTTCAGAACTGCGTAATAATGTCTGTTAATTCTACTTTACCATTTATGGCGCAAAAGAAAGTAGAAAAAAGAAAGTTTATCGAAGGTATTTTAAATTTAGAAATCTTCTCTGATATGCTGTTAAGAGCTAGATCAGAATATAACGAGGTACAAAAAAAATACGAACATATTACAAAAGATTTTGATCATGCAAGTAATATCTATAAGCTTCTTGAAGAACAAAAAAATAAAATTATAACTAATATTGCCGAGCAAAAAAATAAAATTAAAGAGCGGGTCGAAATTATTAATAAGGATATAGAGAAAAATAAACAAAAAATAAAAGATATAAATAAAGATCTATATGATAAAAGTAAAAATAAATTACAACAGATTAAAATTAAATTAAATGAAATACAAAAGCAATTAGATTCCAATTCTACTAAAATCACTCAACATCAAACAGAAATAAAGTTCTATAACAAACAACTTATTAGCATAGGTACTGATGAAAATGTTTGCCCTACATGTTTACATCAAATTACTAATCATGATAGAACTCACATAAAAAAAGAAAAAAATAAAATTGAAAAAGATATTAATAACTGTGATCAAGATATTGAAAGTATTAATCAACAGCAAAAAAGTATTTTAGACTTAAAAAATAACAATTTATTAGCAGAAGACCAACTTAATGAATATATTTCTAATATTAAAACTGTACACAATAATAATAAACTAACAATAACATATATTAATGCTCTTACAAAGGATCTTAAAGCAAATAAAAAAGAATTATGTGAAGTACAAAAAAAAGAAACTAATGTAGAGATACAGGATTTAGATTTTAAAATAAAAACAAAAATAAAAGAAGTCAGTGAATTAGAAGAATCGTCAAATAATATATATTCAGATTTAGAAATATTAGAAATAGTAAAATATATTTTATCAGAAGAAGGTGTTAAATCCTTTATAGTAAAAAAGATTTTAGATGTACTAAATAATCGATTGCTCTATTATTTACAAAAAATGGATGCCAACTGTATTTGTAGGTTTAATGAATACTTTGAAGAAGAGATAGTAAATGAAAAAAATCAAGAATGCTCTTATTTTAACTTTTCTGGTGCTGAAAGAAAAAGTATAGACCTCGCTATGCTGTTTACGTTTATGGATATGAGGAGACTACAAGGAGACATAGCGTATAATTTGGTAATATTTGATGAATTACTAGATACTTCTTTAGATGAAAAAGGAGTAGAGTTAATATTGAATATAATTAAAGAACGAGTTGAGCAACATAAGGAAAGTATATATATTATTTCACATAGAAAGGAATCAGTAAAAGCAGCCACTGGTGACGTTATAGTTTTAGAAAAGAAAAATAGCATCACTAATAGAGTGGATTTAACTAACAATTTAATATAAATTTTTGTAATGATTACACCGTCTCAGTATACAACAAACCGATTACCATTCTCACCGGTGTCAATAAACAATCCGCTCGTAAATGCTCTACCTATCCCACCCCAAACAGCGACGAGCCAGACTGGTCATAAGGCGCCAGATTTACCACGCGCTCTAAATTTTTATGCCGACTATTCTGGCTGTGGTCATTGGAGGATGATATGGCCTGAGTTACTACTTAATTGTTATGGTAACAGGGTAAACGTGCAAGGAGGTACTGTAATGATAGGAGATAAAAATTTTTATAGAGGAGTCAAAACAGTTCGCATACAAAGACAAGCTACAGACGCTCAATTTAGTTATATAAAATGGTTAAAAGAACTATCGAAGGAGCTTAACTTTAAAATTATATATGAAATTGACGATATAATTTTTAAGGAAGATATTCCTAATTATAATAAATTTAAATTTGCCTTCGACGATCCAAATATCAGAAAAACAAGCATGGAGATTATGCAAATGTGTGATGAAATTACCGTTACAAATAAATTCATGCAAAAATATTATAGAGAAAAAACAGGCAATAATAATGTTACAGTAATACCTAATTTTATTCCTAAATTCTGGATGGACCGATTTTTTGATTTTAATACTATACGTGAAAATTATCAAAAATATAAAAGCAAACCTCGGATTGTTTATTGCGGAAGTGGTGCGCATTTTGACGTTGATAACAAAGTCGGACAACGAGACGACTTCCATCACATCATTGATACAATAAGAAAAACTGTAGATAAATTTACATGGGTTTTTGTAGGAGGATTTCCTCTATCTCTTAGAGATTTAGTTCATACAAAAAAAATTGAATACTGGACATGGACAAATCTTGTCGATTATCCAGAATATATTAATAGCTTTAATCCAACTCTTTTTTACGCACCGTTAGAAGATAGTATTTTTAATAAAGCTAAGAGTAATTTAAAATTTATTGAATCTTGTGCTTTCGGAATACCATGTATTTGTCAGGATTTATGTACATATGAAACCGCATTTCATAAATTTAAAACTGGGGATGACTTAGTAAATAAAATAGAATACTTAACTAAAGATTATAAAAAATATATTAAGGAAGTTAAAAAGGCTCGTGATTATATGAAGAATAAATGGATGGAAGATAATATTGATTTCTATACTGAACTTTACTCATTTCCATATGGAGATAAACGCCGAAAATTAATTAATCTAAAAAACGAAATCAGTTGATTTTTTTCTTAATTCCTATTATACTAAGCGCGTGTATAGAAATTTAGCATACATACCAAACCAGCGTGTAATGCGGCTCTACACATGGGATGAGGAGGGAAATAGAATTGAAACTGATTGCCCATATCAGCCATATTTCTATTGTGAGACAAATTCAAACCGTCAAGATGCAATATCATTATACGGTACAAAATTACGCAGGATTGCTTCTAACAGTGAACTAGATAGAAGAAGAAAAATTGAAGATCTTAATGATCATAAAATTTATGAAAATATTTCCCCGTACCAGCAATTTTTAGTTGATAGATTTTGGCAAATAAACGAAACAGATAATTTTAGTAAATTTCCACTAAAAATATGGTTCTTTGATATTGAAACATATTCCCCGGATGAGTTTCCAAAACCGGAAGAAGCGAGTCATATGGTCAATGTAATCACAGTCTACGATACTGTAGAAAAAATGTATTTTACATGGGGAATTAACAAATATAAACCAAAAACAGATGATGTAAAATATGTACATTGCAAGAATGAAACAGACTTATTACAAAAATTTTTAGACTTTTATTGTAAAGAACGTCCAGATATTTTATCAGGGTGGGCTAGTGAGACTTTTGATATTCCATATGTAATTAACCGAGTTAGAAATGTACTAGGAGAAGATACTACGCGCCTATTTTCACCTGTTCATGATGAAATTATGAAGCCAATTTATCAACGAGTGTATCGCGGTAATTTTGGTAAGCAAACATCGAAATACGTGGTTGAGGGGGTATCAATGTTAGATTATCTCGATGTGTATAAAACCTTCAGTCCGGGGATGAAGGACAGTTATAAGCTAGATAACATAGCTCACATAGAACTAGGAGAGAACAAGGTAGATATAGGAGAAACTAACCTTGCGACACTGTCTATTGACAATTGGGACAAGTTTGTAGACTATAACATCCACGATGTGAGACTGTTAGTAAAGCTTGAAGCTAAGCTTATGTATATGGACTTAGCAAGAATGCTGTCATACATAGGGCTAACACCATTTAACGCTGCTCTCGGTACTATTAGCACTGTAAACGGTAGGGCCATTGTCGAAGCAAGAAAGTCAGACCCGCCACGTGTCATTCCAACTTTTATAAAAGATGCCGATCAATCTGGGAAATACGAAGGTGCATATGTAAGTGAACCAAAACGTGGGTTTCAGGAGAATATTATATCATTTGATGCTAATTCCCTATACCCTAGTGTCATGATAACTCTTAACTTAAGCCCAGAAACTAAAGTAGGAAGCATTGTTGGTACTGATAACGGTAAAGTATATATAAAGACAGTAAATAACAAAGATATTGAGATGTCTTACGGGGATTTTAACAAGTGGTGCACTAAAAATGAAATAGCAGTCACGAGAGCAAAAAAGCTTTTTTCACAAAAAGTGAAAGGAATTTTTCCGCGTATTACAGAGCACTTCTATAAAAGAAGATCACAGAAAAAAGAACAATGGAATAAAGCTCGTGAAAAAAAACACCAATTATCTCTCCAACTTAAAAAAGAGAAAAATAAAGACAACAAGATTAAATTGGAGAAAAAAATTACAAACACACAATATAAGATTGATCAACTTTGGATTGGGCAATTTACATTAAAAATTCTTATTAACCGTATTTATGGGTATTTTGGTAATAAAAACTCTGCTATGGCGGATGGAGATATTGCACGGTCAATTACATTAACTGGTCGTGACGTCATAAAACAAAGTAATATTATTTTAAGAAATTATATTAAAAGAAAAACTAATTTAACTGATAAAGATATCGAAAAATCCGATCCAATCCTGTATAATGACACAGATAGTTTATATTGTACTATTACTCCTTTACTCGATCATATGGGAGTATCTTTACATGAGGACAATAATATTAATGAAGAGGTATATAATCTTGTTCAAGATATAGAAGACGATTTAAACGTGCATATTAAAAAATGGGCAAAAGAAACACTACTAACTAATGATCCTAGGTTTGTTTTTAAAAGAGAGTCGATTTGTGATAGAGGATTATTTTTACAAAAAAAACGATACGTACTACATAAATTAGACGACGAAGGAATTGTATGTAATAAATTTAAATATACTGGTGTTGAGGTGGTTCGAACCACAATGCCCGGGCCAATCAAGCCATATGTTAAAAAAATTATCGAACATATGATTACGACCGAAAATCAAAAATCTACAAATGAAATCTTTGAAGAGACATATGAAATTTTTAAGTCATTACCTATAAAAGACATTGCGTTTGTTATGGGAGTAAGAGATTACGAAAAATACAGTATTCACACAAAAGATTGGAAAGTGAAAAAGGGAACTCCAATTCACGTCAAGTCGTCTATATATTATAATAAACTTTTAGATTACTATAATATTTCAAGTAAACATGAAAATATTAGCTCCGGTGATAAAATTCGATATTTCTATACAATAACTCCTAATAAGTTTGGCATAAGTTCATTAGGATTTAAATATGATTTACCTAAAGAATTTAAAAAAGACTTTAAAATTGACTATGAGAAAATGTTTGAAAAAATTGTCTATAGTGTAATAGACAGATTTTATGAAAATGTAAATTGGAAGTCTTTTCGTCCCGGTCAAGCTGTAAATACAGATCTATTTGATTTCTTTAAAATTGACCTTGCAAATTAAAATATAGTTAATATAATATTTGTATGGATGTTATTACATATATCGACAGTATTGGTAGGACTTGTTTTGGAGAATTAGTTGAAAAGAAAGAATCAAATATACGAGTAAAGGCTCCCGCAATGATCATGGTTACGCCTAATGATGCGCAAAACATGAAAGTAGATGTTATGCCTTTATTTTTTACCGAATTTTCGTCTGGAGAACCACCTATCTTCAACTATACTAATGATCAGTATACTGAGGTTGAGGTTATTATTTCTCCAAAAATCCTAGAACATTATAGTAATAAGATTAATGTAAAGACCATTCCAGAACCAAACCCAGAACCTCCTGTAGACGTCTTAGAGGAAAATGTACCGGAAGTAACATTATTCGAGGAATAATATGTCAAAATATGCTGAAAAAGCGTATGATACATCTCTCGTGGATAAGGCGTTCGCTAAATTACAGAAGCTTAATAGAAACGCAACCACTCTAGAAGAAAATACACTGAGTAATGTAACTGAATGGGTTGATACTGGATGCTTAGTATTAAATTCTATTTTATCTGGTTCACTATATGGTGGTGTTCCCAAAGGAAGAATAACAATTTTTGCTGGAGAACCTCAATGTGGTAAAACTTTTATTTTAAATAAAATTCTTGCCAAAGCTCAAAAAAAAGGAATGGTACCTGTAATATTTGATACTGAGGTTGCTATTGAAAAAGAAGGAGCTGAAAACGTAGGTCTTGATGTTTCAAATGTAAAATATGTTCCGGTGGATACTGTTGAAAACTGTCGTAATCAACTCGTTACATTTTTAGACGGAGTTGAAGAAGAACCAAAACTTCACGGAAAATTTATTATATCGATTGATTCTCTTGGAAATTTAGCATCCTCAAAAGAAATTGCTGATGCTGAGGCTAATAAGGGAGCCATGGACATGGGACTCCGGGCTAAGCAGCTTAAATCCATGATGCGTATTATTACATATAAGGCTGCCGTAACTGGCACAACCATTATATGTAGTAATCACACATATGCTGATCCTGGTGCACTCCATCCTACCTTAGTCAAGCAACAAGCTGGTGGTTCGGGTCCTATGTACATGGCTTCTTTATTAGTCCAAATGGCCGCAAAGAAAGAAAGAACAGATGCTTCAAATGACAGCGACGAAGCATTAACAGAAAGTAGAAATTACTCAGGAGTTACTCTTCGAATGCTTACTGTAAAAAATAGATTCATACCAGCGTTTTTACAAGCAGAAGCATATTTAAATTTCAAAACCGGATTAGAAAAATATTCTGGCTTAAAAGATGTAGCTGTTGCTCATAACATTATTCAACAAAATGGCTCTACATATAGCATGGGAGATAAAAAATTAGGATATTATAAAAATTGGCGCAACGATGAAAAACTGTGGAATTCTATCTTACCTAATATAGAATCATCTATAAATGAAAAATACCGATATGGTAAATCATTAGATGAAACTGCTATATTAGAGCAACAAGATGAGTAAAATAAATATCTGTTTTTGTAGTGATAAGAAATTAATTGACTATATACCGGTTGTAATAAATTCAATTATAAGCAAAAACAAAAAACATGAAATCGCGGTTCATCTTATTCATAATATACAAAATAGAAGTAGAATAGATAAGTTAAATAAATGGGTTTCACATTTTGATAACTTCTCATTTCAAGAGTATTTTAAAAAATGGAGTCGTGAGTATACAGGATTAGATCATGTCTCTGAAGCGACAATGTTAAGATTGTTTATACCAGAACTTATCAATGAAGATAAAATTTTATACTTAGATATTGATATAATTGTAAATTTAGATTTAATGGAAATTTACAAAATAGATACAAAAGATATCGGTATTGCATTGAAACCGTGTCCTTCAGATAAAGTAGTAGATAATATAAGCATTATACGATATAAAAATAAAAAACTGTCAGGAAACTGCGGAATTATAATGATGAATTTAGAGGTGCTCCGAAAAAATAAATTTACTCAAACATGTTTAGAGTTACATAAGAAAAATGACGACAGACATGATCAATGGATAATAAATGAATATTGCCAGGGAAATTATATAGAGCTCGAGCCAAGGTTTAATGTTTATCATCGCCGGGATAGTCATTTAATGGAACAACACGAAGATTATCTTTTACATTATAATGAGCACGTGAAGCCTTATCATACAAAAAGAGATTGCGGTAAATACCAATACCTATGGGATGAGCAATATAAAAAATTACAACCTAAAACTATTAAGTTAGAATTTAATGAGTAAAGTAGTAGTACCAATTTCAGGTGGTTTAGATAGTTCTCTATTATTAAATATTGCAGACTTTCAAAAAGATGAAATTTATGCAATAAGCTATAATTATGGTCAAAAACACGAGAAAGAACTTTTATATGCCGAAAAGCAAATACAATATTATAACACTATTAAAGATCACAAAATAATTGATCTTAAATTCCTTAAAACTATTGCTCCTACCTCCTCTCTTACAAATGATAATATATCAGTTGCGCAAGCGCGGAATGTTCTAGGTGATGCTCAAACAGTAAATTATGTTCCTTTTAGAAATATGCTAATGTTATCTATTGCATGTTCATATGCTGAAGCAGTAGGTGCTAATACTGTTTTTCATGGAGCAGCCTTGGTTGATAGTCAAGCTGGGTATTGGGATGGTAGTATTGAATTTCTTAATAGTATAAACGAATTAACCTCTCTTAATAGAAAAAATAGAATTGAAATAGAAGCTCCATTAATTGATTTATCAAAAGCAGAAATTATAAAATTAGGAATAGATAATTGTCTTCATTTCGAAGACACTTGGACTTGTTACGAAGGTAAAGATAAAGCTTGTGGTTATTGTACCGCATGTAGTTCTCGTATACAAGGATTTTTAGACAACAAAATGAAAGACCCAATAGAATATGAGCGAACAGACATTCCATGGTGAACTAGATTATTCCGATGTACTTTTAGTACCGAAGTATAGTTTTTTAGGCTCTAGAAAAGAAGCCGATACAACATTTAAATTAGGTAAATGGAAATTTTCATTACCAATTGTTCCATCTAATATGGAAACAGTAATAAATCTCAATTTATGCCAACAATTAGATCGAGATAATTATTTTTATATAATGCACCGGTTTCAAGATATGTTTGAAACAGTACGAAAACTTAATGACTACCGTTGTAAATGTGTGAGTGTTAGTATAGGAGTAAATGAAGAGTCGTATCAATATTTACAATCAATTATAGATAATAATTATAAAATTGACATTATCACAATTGACGTAGCTCACGGTCACCATGTTAAAGTCACAGCAATGATAAAATACATTAAAAAATATTTTGAAAAAGATATAATAATTATTGCTGGTAACGTAGGTACAGCTGAAGGATTTAAGCAATTACAAGACTCTGGAGCAGATGTAGTTAAAGTCGGTATCGGGTCTGGAGTTATATGTACAACTAGATTTAAAACAGGGTTCGGAACACCTATGTTCTCAACATTACTTAAAATTGCTCCACATAAAAAATCAGCTAAGATTATGGCTGATGGAGGCTGTAAGCATTTTGGTGATATTGCAAAGGCATTAGTAGCAGGTGCTGATTGTGTTATGTCTGGTTCTTTTTTTGCGCCATGTGCAGATTCACCTGCGAAAGTCGTTCGAGGTGCAAAAGAATATTACGGCAGTACCTCATATAAACAAAAAGGAGATAGATTACACTTTGTTGAAGGTAAACAAGTCGACTTAGAGCTTGCACCAGAATACGAAGTACGACTACAAGAAATACAACAAGCACTTAGAAGCTCTATTTCTTATGCAGGTGGTAAAGATTTAAGTTGCTTTTCGGATGTAAAGTTCATACAATTAAAGTGATATGTGTGGAATCTTTGGGTCAACTGATGTTAAAACTTTTAGAGAATTATATACAAAAAACACCGAAAGAGGTAATTTTGTACGCAGTATAACAATGGTGTTCCCTGGAGGGATGAAAGATAACATTCAGGTAGCAATAAAACACGAACAAGATTTCGATAAACCTATAAAAGAAAATCCTTTTTGTATATATTATCTAGGGCACGTACAATCTCCTACATCAAAAATTAGAACATTCAATACTGATACCTCTCACCCATTTATATATAAAAATACATATTTAGCGCATAACGGAGTATTACAAAATTTTAATGAATTAACAGAAAAATATGAACTTAAAGGTAAAGCAAATAAGGTAGATAGTAGTGTAATATTACCGTTGATATATATGTCTGGTATTAAAAATGCACTATCAGAGCTTAAAGGTACATTTGGATGTTGGATGTATGAGCCAAACATGGGCAGATTACAGGTTTTTAGATCTGGATCTACATTATTTACAGATGATACGTCATTTAGTTCAGCACAAATACCTGACTGGAAATCTGCGACGGAAGGAACAATATATGAATTTAATTTTAGTAAAAATAAATTTTTAGAAAAACAAAAATTTGAATTAAATTCTCCATTCTTTATATGAAAACTTTAATAGCAGTTGCAACTCAATCTGATGAATCTAGTTTTAAAACTACAAGATTATCTAAAAGTTTAACTCATCACGAAGAAAACACTATAACTACTTTTGACTTACAACCTACGTATAAAAACACCAGTGGGTTGTGTGCCGTTTATAACAACTACCTCATCCCGGAAAATTTAAAAAAATATGATTGTATTTTATTCGTACACGATGATATATTTATTGATAGTATAAACTTCTTAGTAGAAATTCGTAATTTATTTAAGAAAGGATTTGATGTAGTCGGTCTTGCTGGTGGTAGCAAATTACAAGTCATAAAACCGTGTTTATGGCATTTATTATGTAAGAGAGAAACCTTGTCTGGAATAGTATCACATTATCATAATAATACAGACTATAGTCCTACAATCTTTGGACAAACACCGAAAGAGGTAATATTATTAGATGGTGTATTTTTAGCTGTCCGAACTAAATCAATCGCAAAACAAAAAATAAAATTTGATACTAAAATAAAAGGATTTCATCATTATGATTTAAAGTTTTGTTTAGATTGTCATTTAGCTGGGTTGCGCTTAACTACTGCCCCTATTCATGTTGTTCACGAATCACCTGGTCTAACTAACCACACAGAAGAGTATAGCAAATCAGAAGACTACTTCTATAATACTCTGTTAGAACATGCTAACAAACGAAAGTAATTATTTAGACATAGATTTAGAATATTTAGAAAAGGTAGTTTTTAAAAACTGCCTTGAAGATGAAATGTATCTAAACTCTATTATTGATAATCTTAATTATAAATTCTTCAAAAATAAAGACTTTCAGCAAATAGTTAAAATAATACAGGCTCTATATAAAAGAAATAACAGACGACCGACAAATACAGAATTAGAAATATATTTAAATACCTCCGAGCTTAAAGGTCATTATCAAGCAAGTAAGAAAATTATTGACACTTTAGAAGTAGATTTATCAAACGATATTTTATACTCTTATACAGAAAAGTTCTTGCAAGAGCAAGCTGTATTTAATACATTTTTAGAAATCGTTGATAATAAAGAGAGAGATGTAAAAAGTATTCATGACAAATTTTCAAAAGCATGTAATATTTCTCTCACTACAAACATAGGTCATAATTATTTTAAAGATGTTGAGCAACATATTATTGATTTAACAACCCGCGAAGAAACGATCAAAACCGGTTGGGATTGGTTAGATACTAGGTTAGGAGGAGGGTTTTTAGAGCTAGGACGTAGTATGTATATTTTTGCTGGACCGACAAATGTAGGTAAATCTATATTTTTAAGTAATATAGCAAGTAATGCCGCTGCTGCCGATAAAAATGTATTAGTAGTTTCTCTTGAGATGTCTGAAATGATTTATTGTAAGAGAATTACATCAAAACTTACAGGCCTTCCGATAAATCATTTAGATGAACATATAGAAACATTAAAAGAAAAAGTAGGGAAGTTTAAAATGACGCACCCTAGAGCAAATATAATAATTAAAGAATTTGCTCCTAGCTCCATTACACCGCCGCAACTTGAAGGGTTTATTAAGAAATTAATTAATAAGAAATTTAAACCTGATATTATAGTACTAGATTATTTAAATCTCTTAGCAAGTACATACGGTAATAATTCATATGAACGTGTTAAAAGTATTTCCGAACAAGTAAGAGCAATGTCATATACTTTTGAATGTCCAATTATATCTGCGACACAAGTAAATAGAACAGGGTATGGTAATACTACTAGTGCTCCTGGATTAGAGGCTATTGGAGAAAGTTATGGATTAGGAGCAACAGCAGATGTTATTGTAAGTATTTGGAGGACAGAAGAAGATGAAGAAGATAATGCGCTACATATGGGCATTATTAAAAATAGATTTGGTTCTAATACAGGTAGTACTCGAATCTCTATAGATTACAATACTCTTACTCTTATGGAGAACAATGATTTAAACATTAATGAAGATGTTAATACTGCGGAAAATGACGCTGTACAATTCGGAAGAGTAATGTAAATATATACAATGTCTAATGAAGAAATAATTTTCACAGACTTAGATTTTGATGGCTGCTGCAGCTATTTAATCTATACTTGGTTTAAGCGACCCAAGCCAAAAGCTGTAACATTAAAAGTTTCTAATATACGCGAAAAACTTCTAGGATGGCTTACTCGCAATAAAATTGAAGATTATAAAAGAGTATATTTCTTTGATTTAGATACAACTGAAATAAAAGATCTAATAGATAAGAGTAATGTAATTATCTTTGATCATCACAAATCGCATAAAGACGAGTACTCACACGCAAGAGCATATATTGACGTAAATCAAACATCATGCAGCAAGCATTTATATAAAACATTAAGTCACATATACCCGGATGTAAATCTAACCGTAGAGCAAAAAAAGTTAATTGCATTTGCTAATGATTACGATTGTTATGAATTAAAATTTCCTGAGAGTAATAAGTTAAATTTTTTACTTTGGTATAAAAATGGTGATAAATTACAGAATTTTATTAATGACTTTGAAAATGGTTTTTTTGGATTTACTAATGAACAAAATAAAATAATTAGTTATCATTTTTACAAGTTTAAAAAAATGAGAGAAAATATAAACCTATTTCAGGCAAAGCTTTCTATATCCGGTAAAGATTATAATTTTATTAGTACGTTTGCAAGTGAATATATCAATGATTTAGGGCAATATATAGTTGATGAATATAAATGTGATGTTTGCATGATGATTAATTTAAAAAATAATAGAGTATATTTACGGAGAAAAAGAGATATAGATTTTAATCTAAGCACATTCGCTAAAAAAATATGTAATGGAGGAGGTCATGAATATGCGGCCGGCGGAATATTAAATGATAATGTACTTACTTTAAGTAAACAGTTTGAACCGTTAAATATAAAATAATGGAAACCCCGTATACGATTTTAGAAAAAAAAGACATTATACATCAATTTCTAACATTATGTAGTTTTGTTTCTATATGTGAAAATAGAAAAATTAACCTTGCAAATGTATTTTTATTAGTATTAAAAGAAGAAAAATATAGACAACTATTTAAAGAACTATTATTAGTAGATAGTAACTTTCAATTAGTAAAAACCTTCTTACAACACGATCCATATTTATATAAAAGTAAATACATTACTAAATATCTCAAAAAAAATTCTATAAACCTATGATCGAATTGTCAATGTTTGAGCAATCTATATATAATACGTATCTTAAGACTTCAAGAAATAAGAAAGGGTTTACACCACGAAAAAAATTCGACAATCTAGACGATAAAAAATACGTATTACTTAAAAAAATATCACTGACATTAAAAAATAAAAAAATAGATCCGAATTTATTTTTCAGTGCGCCTTATAAATTATATTCAGAGAAATACGTGCCGTTTGAATTTTATAATACGTTTCGAGCTATTTCTACATATAAGACATATATAAAAGAAATAGAATTAACTATGCCTGATGATCAATTTAATATCACTAAACTAAGAAACAGCTTTAAATTCATCTATGATAAATGCGTAGAACATAAACTAACAAACTGTAGAGAATATTTAAATATCCAAAAAGGCATATATCCTGATTTTATTTTAGATCTAAAAAAAGACGATATTAGTTATTATTGTTTATTAGCTCTAGATGTATCAGAGAAAAATATTAATCTTGAAAAAAATATAGTTGAATTTGTATGTGATAGCTTTTATAATACTTTAAGTAGTTTGAGATCGAGATATACGTTTTCGAAAAAAATCAAACCATTGGGAATAAAATTAATTAAAACAATAAATAAAATATTAAAAATAAAATGACAACGAATATGTTTGAATCTATTAAAGGAGCGATGGCGAAGTCCACGCAACAAAATACAACTAGTAATATTATGCGATTAAAGCCGGGTAATACGTATACACTACGATTAGTACCTTTTGTAAAAGATCCTAGTAAGACATTTTTTCATTATTACTCACATGGATGGGTTAGTGAAATGACTGGTCAATTTCAAAGTGCAATTAGCCCTCAAACTTGGGGTGATAGAGATCCGATTGCTGAAGCTCGGTATAGGTTATCACGGACTGGCTCGGAAGAAGAGAAACAAAAAGCTAAATCTTTAAATCGTAAAGAAAATTGGTTAGTTAATGTTTATGTTGTTAAAGACCCTGACAATCCAGAGAATGAAGGTAAAGTTAAAATTCTTCGA